TGCGGTCGCCTGCATTGAACGCCTCGATCATAGCGGGAGAGCAACTGGTGCCCGCCCGCGAGAAGCACCTGTCAACCTCGGGCACCATCATCCATTCGTCCTTCTTCTCGTCGAACAACGGTCCGGACTCATCTAGGCCAATGTAATAGCCCACAAACAGCGCGCGATCCTTCCTGATCTCTATCTTCATATTGAAGCCGATCCTCTCCCAGAATTGGAGGATAGTCATGTGTAGCGACCTACCCTCCTCAATCCTTGGTGAGGTGACGAGGAATGAATCGTCACCCTCGAACGCGCTGTTCATCCACCGGTTCACGCCAGTGACGTCCTTCCCGTAGCGGTGCGTGGGATCCAGGAACAACTCCGGATCCTCAAATATCGCACAATGCCAGCACACGAAGTTCATCCACCAATTCAAACAGGAAGTGCCGCGATGGCCGCTCCTCCTGATCGCATCGATTGTCAATTTTTGAAACTCCTTATTCTTCGTGTACGAAATGTCCAACTTCTCCTTCGAGCAAATGGACGCGTGGGCTTCCGCCCACGAGGCTGGTGTGGCGTACATGAAACCGTTGACCAGGTTCGCGACGTGGTTGATCACCGGGTTTTCCACCAACTCGCGGATAGACGCGCTGCAAGTGGTATCCCAGGCGCTGCCGTCGCCCTCGAAAATGGTCACCAGCTTCTTGGCGACCTTCCGAGGCGTCCTGCATGCTTTCATGACGCGCTTAATCGCGTCTTTCTTCCCCAGCCCCTTGATGCCCTTCTCCGGGAAGTGCTCCTTGATGAGGGTCTCTATGCAGTAAATGGTCATGAGTGCCATCACTTGGCCCCGGTCTTCATCAGCTATCAACAACCGTGGGGCCTTTCCTTCGGGCATTGGCTCAAGCTTTACTGCAGCCTTCAACCTGAACTGCGGATCAATCTCGCGGCATAGACCCTCAATCGTTTCCGCAACGCGCTGTTCTGTCCACTTATGTGACTTGATCTCCTCGTAGACCAACTTGTGGATCAGGTCCAACACCTTCTTGGTCGAAA